ATCTTTGACCTGCTTTTAGACCATTACCCATAACCCATGGACTTCCTTTATCCAACCACACTGAAGTACCATCCCATAGTTGAGTTTCAATCAATTCTAAGTTCTTAGGTGCATCAGGGGGTAATTTAAGCAACATTTGACGAGGACCAATAGTTTTAACCATTTTAATGTCTATGTGGATTTTACCCATACCATCCATAACAGTAAGCTGTCTGCGTTCCTGCTTGTCGTAGTCCACAGGATTATTTGTTGTAACGATATCTTTACCTACTGCAAAGTCTAATTTATAACTTTTAACTACTTTACGAGTACGTACTTTATTGTTCTCAACAATAAAATCTTCATCATGTAAGTCTAGGTCTTGTACTACTTTCATTTATACTCCAAAGGGGGATTGCTCCCCCAAATTAGATTATTTAGCAAGTAAGTAACCTTTAGTTTCACCGCTAAGATTTTGTACTTCGTCACCTTTAAGAACTTCAAGCAATGCTGCTTTAGCTTCAGGTGATTTAAGCAATTCAATTACTGTATCTTTGAAATCAGGTAATGCTTTGATTTCAGTCCAGTATTCAGTTGCTGATTTTGGTGCATCCACAAATTTAGCTAAATCTGCTTCGATTACTGAATCATCAGATAATGTTAATTTTAACTTGTTATCTTCGGTTAATTCTGCACCTTTTAATTTCACATCAACTGCTTGTGCAGGTAAAGGTAATTCTTCAGTAGTATCATCTGATTTAGTAACTTTAACTTTGTTATCTACGATTTCTACTTTAGTAATTACAACTTTAGCTTCAGGTAAAGCTACTTCACCTTTTAAACCAGTTTCAGTACGTTCAAATTTAACGTTACCTTCGTTGTTAATCTTAATTTCAACGTGACCGTCTACTACCTCAGTTGTTTTACCAACTTCATTTTTATGCATTAGTTGAATAACTGCCATTTGTTTTTTCCTATTTTAGATTAAGTTAAGTAGCCCTAATGGGCTACGAGATTATGCTGCTTCCGGTCTACGTGAAGTAGGTGGAAAAGCACGGAATGAAGTGTTACCTTCAAAGTCTTGTACATCTACTAATTCGTCTTTACGAACAAATTGAGTAGTATCTACTTTATCAGCAGCAGGCGTATCTTCTAAAGCTTGAACACGAGCTTCTACTTTAGCAGTACGTTCTACTAATTCTGTTGGGTCAAAGATTGTATCTTTATCTTCTTTAGCTTCTAACGTTTCAATACGTTTAACTAAAGCAGAATCATCATAAACAGTATCTTTGTCCTCTTTTGAACCAAGTTTATCAACTTTGGTTTTTAAGCTATCAACTTCTTTTTTCAATTCAGCGTTTTCATCTGGAAGTTTAGGTAAAGTAGTACCTCCAAAAGTATCATCCACTACATTGAAACTAGCTTTTAAAAATGTACAGTCATCAAAAGTAACGATAACGTAGTCACCTGATTTCGCAATACTTTTAATTTTGCGTAAAGGGCAACGGTTACCTGTTTCTTCTGGTTTAGTACATCCACAACTTGATTGAGTATATGCCATAATTATTCCTCAATAATTACATCTAAGTAGGTTGAACGAATACTATCAGAAGGTGTAGCGTTAGCAGAAACTGTTAAGCTATTCGCTGTAATTTCTACAAGACCCGATGAGTAGAATTTTGTCAATTTACCGAAATCAAGTGTTGCTGTTGCTGCAGTACCTTGATTAACAGTAATAATTTGTTTTTCTACATATCCATTTCGAATCGAGGTTATGTCTTGTAACCCTACACCAACCACATTAGCTTTCGATAAAGTATCTCGTTGTACTTTAGGTAATCTAGCTGAAGAAATACTACCACCAACTAAATCATTTACTGAGATTTTTTCCAATTTCGGTGGAGTTGAGGCAAATAACATATAAGCTTGCCAGTAACAATTTGCACCACGAGGACGGACCAGTAATAGCATTGCTGTTACATCTTCTGTAATCGTAATTTCTTTACCAGAAACACTTAAAGAATTTGTAGTAGTAGCATGTACTTCATCTGGATTTAATCCAGATATATCACCTACTCCAGTAGCTATACGTTGCGGTAATTCAGAATAGATTGTACCGGTTAATGTACCAATGCCGAATGTATCAGCAAGTTCTTCTGGTTTTCTAGCTACGCATACTGCTGTAATATCAATATCACTTACAAGTACCACACCATTTAATGTATTACGTGTTGAGTAAATATTTACATACGATAGGGTAAGAATAATACGATAATCACTATTCACAAATGCATTATTATTACTATTAATTGTTGGGGCAATTTGGGTTAATACAGCATTAGTTGTCTTATCTTTTAAAGTAATAGCTTGGCAGTTTTCACCTGTAATAGCCTTAGACGCTGTGTCAGAACGCAATATAATAGTAGCATTATTATTACCTAAATCTTTATCTAATGCAGAATTAGGGTTTACTGCAGCAGTAAACTGGAATGTACCTTTTACTTTAGGAACTACAGTAAATTTAACTTTAACAGTGCCGCCTTTTTTAAGACCACGAATGTTATAAGTAAAATTATCGACCTGTTCTACTTCATCTGCTTCAGATTTGGTGAAGCTAACTTCTTTAATTTCGTATTCTACAGTATTAGCTGGACCTACGATATTTAAGTTTGTTAGCTCGTTCTTACCTTCACCAGTATTTGATACAGTTACAACTAACTTATAGTTATCACTAATTAAACCATTAGTTTTATCTGCAGTAATACCTACACCAATTTCTTGGAAGATAGAATCTAATGCTGCTAAACGTACACACTTACCATCTTGTTTTGCAAGAATAGTAGTACCTTTTTTCCAAGGTTTTTCGGGTAAATCATCAATAGATGCACAAGTTAAACCAGTCTCAGCTACACCATATTTACCATCAGTACCTTTTACAATACTATCATTAAAATCTAGTTTCACTGGATTAGTAACTGAACCATCGCCTTCAATAGCACCTGCTGTACTTACAGATGTAATAGATGCTGGTACATTTACACCAAGTTTACCACCAGTATAAGTTACAGTACTTCCATCGACATAATCGGTTAAGTCTACTTCATACTGTGATTTTGCGGTATTTGCTTTAATACCGCGTCCCATATTTTCAGGGATTACTACACGTTTTTTCTTCATTTATTTATCCCTTATAAAACGTCACCAGATACATAATTACCAGTAGTCTTAACTTCACGAAGCTCTACTTTAGTTGAACTTGTAGAAAGATTTTCTACTCTAGCACTATAACTATGGGAAGCTGAACCAGAATTACCTTGAACAGCTAATGCATCAGAAGGTAACCCTACGATAGATAAAGTTAATGGAAACTCTGAATATGCTACAGAGAAACTTACTCTACGTTCGATTGGTGTTGTATGCACTGGTTTATATCCAAAAGTTTCTTGTGGAGTTACTACTGCAACTGCTACACCTTCAATCACTGTATTAGGGTCTGGATTAGGCTGACCCATAGTATGTTTACTTGCATTAACAGTAATTGAAGTCGCATCAGCTCTATTAATAGAAGCAGATACACCAATTACAGTTTTCTCTGTAGTATCTTCTACTGGGTCAGTAGTTTCAGATTTTTCACAAGTTGTGCTATGACTATACCCTAATTCCACTTTACCAAATGCATCTATGAATAATACATCTGGACAAGCAGGAACTGGTACTTCTAGTTTTGAACCATCTGGTTTAGTAATAACAAGTTTACCATCTTCAAGTTTAGCATCTTCAAATAAAGAATCGCCTTTTTCCCCTTTCTCTCCTTTTTCACCGTTAGTACCGTTAGTACCATCAGCACCTTTAGGACCTTTAATAGATTCTAGGAAATCAGCTTCTGAACCAGTATTACCATTTGCTAACCATAGGTCATATGCTGATTTACCATTTACACCATCTTTACCGTCTTTACCATCACGTACTTGAGGTAAACAACCATTAATATTTAGATTAACTGTTTTCATCAGCTACCTCTTTTGCAGCTTTAACGTCTACACCTAAGAATGGAGCTTCTTCACCACAACTGTTGATTTTAACTAAGTCTGTTAGTTTCACAAACAGTTTTGATTGAGCATCTAGTTTATCTGATAAACCTTTAACTGCATTATCTAAATCGTCAATACGTTTAGATAATTTAGCCATAATACTGAGAGGTTTTTCTGCATCCAAACCATGAGTAAATTCAAGTGGTACTGTCATATAAGTACCATCACTGAATGTCACTAAAGCTTCATTACCTACTTTACTAATAGATTCAATATCTACAGTAGGGCAACAATGAGATTTAGAATTAAGTTCTTCTAATTTATCTTTTGCTGCTTGAGCTTCAGCCTGAGCTTTTTTAAGCTCTTCTTCAGTAGCTTCCAAACGTTTTTTACATTCTTCCACTTCTTTCTTTTCCTGCTTACGGTTTTCATAAACAGTTTCAGTTCTGCAAAGAACACAACAAGACATAGGTTCTCCTTACTTTTGTTTAATTTGTCGCACAACTAAACCAACTAAACCAAGAGCTGTAACAAAATAAGGTTTCCAGTTCTCAGGTAGTAAGTCAGCTACCGCTTGTACATTCGCATCAAGGATAGGGGTAACAACAACACCTGCTAATACCCAGTTAGACCAAGAACGAATTGCATCTTTAAATTTAAAAAATTGCATAATTTACCTCTATTTAGCTGTACCCCAAGATTCAGATGGGTGTAAATTAAATAAATCTTGGCTAAACTGTACACCAAAAGTTAAATGACGTTCTGCATCGGTTGTTACATAAGAACTAGCTTTCCAGTATCTAGTAACATCATCCACAAAATTATCTGGCACTAATGGTTCAAATTGTTGTACACCATTTTTTCTGCCTGCAGCATATCCCCAGTTAATAAAGTCTACTTTTTCATTAAAAGTAGAATTAATCATAACTATAGGATTACGCAAAATACTTGTAATCCAGTTAATGCGTGGAGTACGAACAAATACATCATTACGGTATTCGCCATTTTCAGTTAATTGAACTGCTTGAGATTTTTGTTCTAAAATACATCCTAAGAAAATAACATTAACATCGCTATTAAATGCTCCAGTAAAGTATCCATCTAAATGTTTAGCATCATTATCCACTTTGTTATATAAGTGAATATTAATTCCTTGGAGTTTAATAGTACGTGTAGATGTTACAAAATCTCGGATAACTCGATTATTAGCATCATCTCGGCGAACTCGAATATTAATAGTTGGTCGAGGATAATTTTTTGCAAGATAACCTCGATAGTATGCAGCATACGGAGTAGCTTCAGGATATTTAGAATCTACTAAGTCACCATAAGCAGAAAATACTAAGTAGCAGTTTTTAAAGGTCATATTACCTAATTCAAAATGCTCATTTTCTTTTAAGTAAATTCTAAACATTCCAGAATAGTCATTAGGAATACGGTCTAAAGCTGCTTTAAGAGTACGCATAGGTTTTTCACGAGTACCGATGTTAGCATCATCCCCTGAATTGGTGACATACAAAATGGTCTGGTCTAAATAGTTACCAAGGTATACACCATCATCTACAATACGAATCTTGTTATCTGGACGTTTAGATAAACCTATAGAAAGCACTTTATCTTTACCGTTACCAACAATAGATTTGCCATCTACCGCTACGGAATTACCACCTAAGATTGCAGTTGTACCGTTAGCATAAGTAACTTTAATACCACCTTCTACAGGCTCAATACGAGTAATGTAGCTAGGATTATTTTTATTCATGCCAGCTCGGATTAACGCAAGAATTTCTTCATCTGTTAAACCTAAAGCTTTAAGTTGATTAGCTTGGTTACCTAAATCATTTTCATGTCTGCCTACTTGCTGTCTTAACTTATCAAGATTTTCTTTATAAGCTTTAATTTCAGCATAGTTACCACGAGCCATGACTTCAGCTTCACGAGCTTTCTCTTCAGCATAAGCTTTTTGTGCTGCTTCTAAATTACGAAGAGCTTTATTAAAAGCATCAGCATTTGCATCTTTTTGGTTAGTGATATAATCTTTTAATGGTTTAAGGATTTTACTTAACCAAGATTCAGATACTCCTGCTTTACCAGTAGGTAAAACTTCTAATGAGTTATTATCAATAAAGTCAGTTGGTTTAATAGATACATAACCTTCACGGTCTACTTGTAAACCAGAACCATCTTTTACTAAATCACGTAGGTCTACTTCCCATTTATCTGAAGCAGTATTGAAATAGAAACCTTTTTGTTGGTCTAAATCATGTTCTGCTACAAATTTAGGTAATTCTAAAGTAGTACCGTTAGCATTAGTGATAGTTAAAGTACCATCTTTGTTTTTCTCAATATGACCGAATTTAGTCATAGGGATAGTAACTTTAGAACCATCAGATAAATCTAAACGAAGTTCTAATGCACCAGTTTCTGCGTTGGGTACTACAGAGAAACCTTCTACACCTTTAAGGTCATTAATAGCTTTTTCTAATGCTTTATCTTTTGCTTCTAATTCTTTGATTTTTGCATCATATTCACATGAAGTAATAAACTTACACCAGCCAGCTTCTTTAGAAGGATATACCGGATTTTCACATTCTACTTTACAACCACATGGGTCACATGGGTCAGCTACTTTTTCATGAGTAGATGCTTTAACATCTTTAGTAGCAATCCATACATTACCATCGTGTTGAACTACTGCACCTGTTTCATAATTTTCATAAGTACTAAATTCTGGAATACCTTTTTGGAATAGGTATTTTAATAAAGCACCTTGATAGAAGAATACAGTATTCAAGTCTTTAAGTTGTAAATCACCTTCAAGTGATTCCAAACCATATTCAAAGTTTTTGTTTGCAATATCTTCAAAAGATTCTTTAGGAACTACTACGTTAGTACCAAATTTAACTGGTAAGTAGTCACCTTGCATTGCATTTTTACCAAATACTTTGATGATATCAGGACGTTTAATTTGCATATTTAATTACCTGTTTATGAGTACTTGAAATATTTGATGGACGTTGGTTTGTAGCTTTTACGATTAAACGAGTAGAAAGCGTTCTCGGAACAGTCTCTGCTACAGGTTCTGATACTACAACCATCTTCGCATCCACATCTTTGTGTTGTTCTGCACGGTGTGCAACAACTACGAGTGGGCTGGCAACTGAGGACGTATACGACTTTTCTGATACGGTTGCACCCACAACTTCTTTGTGTTGGTCTACAGCACATCTTGAAACTCCAAGAGGATTTAGTGTGTTGCTATTATCTACAACTACTGGATAACTCATTAAGCTATCTGCAGAAGCTGCATCATGGATAAAATCACCTACAGTTCCTTTCATACCTAAATGGAAACCACTTACACTAAACTCAGGGAAACGGTATTGTTTTAACGCTTCTACCCATGCCTGTTTAACAGGACCAATCGGTAAACGTTCTACCATTCTTGATAGAGCTTGATGTAATTCTGGATAACCGGCTAAAGAACTATACATGCTCCATTCTACCCAACCATCTGGAATAGATTCGGTTGAAAGAATATGAACCAATGAACCAATAGGTAATTCTTTGTTAGTGTTTGAACCAGTACCAAATCTATTTGAACCAAGAACTTTATATAGCTCTGGGTAAATAACAGGGCTGAATTCAGCACCTTCTACAAAGTCCATATAACCATCTAGTTTAGTAGTTACAGGAACAGTAAGAATTGTACCTACAGGATTAGTATCTTTAGGTTTACCATTAGGATAATCATTGTGGTGTGATGCATTTGGTTCAATGACAAATCTTCCCCAGTGAGAAGTTTGTGAAATATGTTTTACATTATTGTCAGTAAGAGATACATACAATGCACCTTCATACGTCACAATAGAACCTTTTGAATAAGCAACATTCAATGAAAATTCTGGTACACCTCTGTGGAACAAATAACTCATATTACTTGTTACAAAGTTTAATGCACCGTTAAATAATTCAGGGGTAACTTTTTCTGCACCTGTTTCATACGCAACTTTGTCTGATAAAGCAAATGCTTGCTGAGATTCAGAAGGAAGATACTCACCTTTTACGTTGGTTCTTTTACCTAATTTTGCTAACTTAGCAAAGATAGGGAATTCACCTAAAATACGATTTAACATTAGGCAGCTCCTTCTTTAAGCAAACGTTCTTGATTAGACTTCATCACGTTAAGAACATTATTTGCAGGAAGTTTATAATTCAAACGTTGTCTATTAACGTCTTCGTTATTTCCCCATTTTTCAGATTCTTTAATCTGTTTTAGTGCCTTAGCACTGGCTTCTTCTGAACCAAGAAATAAAGCATTAGTTACTGCATCACTTGCTTTGAGATGTTCTAAAAGTAACTTATTAGCATCTTGTACTTCTAATGCATCTTTTAGTACTCTCATACCATGAGTAAATGCAGCATGCTGTTTACGCATACTTTCGCTATATTCAACCAAGTCATTTTTATATTTCGTGTAATCTTCACAAAGACTTGCTTTGTATTCTTCCATAAGACGGGTTAAACCACATTCATACTGAATATACATATCTTCGAGTAGCTTAACATTACAGTTAATTGTCGCCATTGCTTCTTTAAAAGAAACTTCATGACGATTAATTTTTTCTTGGATGTCGTCAAGCTGACACACAAAATGTTCAATACGAGGTGCTAATTCAGAGATTACCGGCAAGTTACTTTGAATAGAAACAATAGAGTTCAATGCTTCAGATACTCTCACAATATCACCAAGATATTTGCTGAGACCTTCTAATTTGTACATCTCTCTGCCCACTGTATCAACAGTACGGAGATTCTCTGCAATAAACTTTAAAGTTCCTAAATGGAAATACACTTGCTGAACCGTAGAAAAAGCATCAGGTGTGAATTGATGTGATACTAATTGATTTGGTTCGTTAAGATTGTGCATAGGCGGATGTCTATGAAACATTATAACCACCCTCTTAAACTAGGTCTGATATTAGTACCTACTGTTGTTACAGTACCAATACCTTGTAATTTAAGCTCTTCTGTAAGTGTTTTAAACTTAGCAAATAGAGCATTGCTTTCCTGTAAATGCTCACCACCCATATTCTGCAACACTAAACATGCAACATAAGTTTGTAGAGCAGTCCTGTATGAAGATGGAATGGATATAGGATACTCACTACTCATTGGTTCTGTTAGTGGAATTTCTGGATGTTTTGCCTGATACTTAATCACTAAGTAATTTTCTGGAGTTCTGCCATTGACTTGAACACAGTTGTATTCTGGAGTGTGGATACTGAACGAACCATAATCATCATTGATAGCGTATTCTCTACCTTGTGTAGAGTGTACCGACAAAATATGAAGGACATCATTCTGGAAAGGTTTCTCTACAGTATCCATAATGTAACCACCATTTCTAATCGAATAGTAGTCATCAAGGTAATACCGAGTAGTACCATCCCTTAACTGAATTATCACTTCATTTTGCTTTAGAGGAAAATTTGAATAGAAGTATTCAAGCCCTTGATTTAAAGCTTGAATAACTTGCGGCACTCTATCAGGATTTAATTCCCAAGCACCGATTGGAACAAGAGGTGAACTTTGTAATTCACCTAATGCAATAGATTGTAAGAAATCTTTTAACTTCACCATAAAACTTATACCAAATAATCATTTATTCTTAAATCACTACCTGTATTGGTTTCATTGAAGAATGGGTCGATATCGTCCATTTCTTGTGAAGTTCCTTTACCAAGATTAGCTTGTTGCTCTGAAGGATATACAATAACCATCTGGTCTAGCTGTGATACCATATCAATAGCATCATCATGTACAGCTTTAATACCATCAATAGTTACAGTAGACAATTCTTCGAGCAGTTCTTGTATTAAGATACTATCTTTCATTTCTTCTGGCAAGAAGAATTTCTTTTGCTTAAATACTGGTTCTGTCAAGCGGAATCTATCCATTTTATTTGTACGAACAGCAATACCTTCTTTCGTACTTTCTCTTCCTCTTGCTACTGTAAACCAGATGTTACGTCTTAACATCTCATCCTTAATCAAAGGAACAAAGCCACCTTGTTGTCCTGTTACTTCTATCCCTACTGACATAGGATTATATTTAGAAACAAAATCGAATATCTTATTAAACGTATCATTCATTAGAAATCTTCCTAATGCACCATCTACAAGATACCTATTCTGTTTATTATCTACTGCCCATACACCTATCACAGTATAGTCAGCTTTTCTATGAGTAGAAGTAGCAAAGTCGGTAGTGATATACCAGTTATATCTACGTTTATTCTCTAGAATCTCTTTTCTCTTGAACCAAGAAATATCTTCATCAAGAATTACTCTATCTTCATCACTTGCAATACGCAGCATCAACTCTTGGTTAAATGCTTTAACTCTTCCGAGTTTTACTGCTTTCTGGAACTTATCCATCATCTCATCATAAGAGAAACGTTCTTTCCAAGCTCCATTAAACTCATTTCTTGCACAAGGAAACTTCGTACACATCGGATATACATTTGCTTCCCATGCACCGGATTCAATCGCTTGATACAATGGGTCCGCTTTGTTAAACGGAGTACCAGAAAAAATAATCTTATTTCTCTTCGGGTTCATCGCATTATCGACAGCTTTATATATCAAGTCATAAACTTTTTCGAGCTGCACTTTAGAGTTAGCCATTTCATCCGAAATCAAGTCATCTAGAATAGCTAGTACAGGACGGTCACCATTACGTTTAAAACCACGAACACCTGAACTTGCACCAAACAATTTTACATACGTTTCCTTTCCTTCAATGTTTTTAAACACTAATTCACTGTCTGTGAACTTAGCTTCAGGAATATATTGCTGTAAAAATTCAGAGTGGTTATATCTTGCTTCTACGTTAGTACGAAGAGATTTAGCACCATTCTCCATACTATCTGCTACATAAATAATAACATTACACTTCCCTAAATGAGGAAGTTCATTAAACAGAGCCAGATATAATACAAGCATTTCACCCATCACTACAGTCTTACCTGCACCCCGTAAACACAGATTAGCAATTCTCATATTACTTGAACCAAGAGATTCAACCATACGGTAGTGAAACAGAGGTGAAGTCTGAATATCTTCTTTACCGGCATTCACCATCTTAACAAAGTTCATATACTTCAAAGCAAACTCAGTAGGGACATAACTCTTCTCCCATTCTTCATAGTCTACTTCTCTAAGGTATTCTTCTACTGTCTTTGCAGCAACAGTTCTATCCATTATCCACCTCAATAATTACAGCTTCACTCACATCTTTTAGACGCATCGCCCCACTGTTCAGCAGCTCACGCTGCTTCCCAGATAGGCTCGCTAATGCATCAGCAAGATGACCAATAGCACCATTATCTTCTGTAGAAATCTTCAATTCAGCTTGTTTAATCTCAGGTTGTTTCAAATGTGTCATTAAACTATTTGCAGCATCACTTCTTACTTTAGGACTCACTTTATCATCAGTCATAATCTCTACTTGAGTCTTTACAGCCATATGAAAATAGTCTTGATACATAATATGTGTAGGGACCATAAGCTTAGCCATAATCTCTACTACAACTTTATTCTTCGCATAACTATTCGCATATACATACAAGTTAGCGTTAGAAATCCCTTCTCTAGCCATTCTTTCTATACGCTCAGGAAAGGTCAAACTATACGCCCTAGTATCAGTATATCCTGCCATCTTATAAGAACAGAACTTCACAGCTTTCACATAATCAGCAAACTTAATCCGTTCTCCTTCCTTAATAACATCAATAACCCCTACTAGATTATCCCGATAATGCTCCCTCATAACAGAGTCCATTCCTACAATAGACTCATTCATCATCTTCACACATTCTTCCAGAGTCTCTCTATTCACCTTTCTAGGGTAAATCTTCTGTAAACCTTCTACAGATAATAACTCTGGTTCTGGTTCTTCCAATATAGATAAACTTACTTTCTTATCAAAGTCTACATCTACTTCTTTAGGAAAGTCCCCCCTAGCTAACGCTCTATCAGCCTTTTGTTGCTCTTTATCTACAAGAGATACATCTTGTTTTTTAAAATTAAATTTAGCCATATTAACCCCTTATACCAATATTATGAAACCAGAGGATAATACAACTTTATAAAAAACACAATCTATACCCGACTATACCAGATTTATACCAAGTACCTGTCCCCTAACGGGGACATGAAAATAAACATATTTTCTGTCGGTCTCCGATAATGATGATAAAAAAAAGCCCCTCTTCCAAAGTGGAGAGGGGTTATATATATAAGGAAATTTATTCATGAAAATCAACTGCCCAGAGGCATATACAATATACTAAATTGAACCAAAGAAAACAATAAAAATATATAGGGATTTTTTTTT